ACTATTCTTGCCGAAAAAAGACTCACTTTGAATGCACCTATCCTTTTCTTTATGTCTATCCTCAAATTCAGGAAACAAATATCTTTTCCGGACTTGGTGCTGATTCTTCCTATGGACTTTCAAAAACCGCCATGATGCACTACAAGTATCCCAAGGAAAAGTTCGATGAATACCGACTAAAGGCATATGCTTTAAAACCGGGTGGATACGATCAACAAATAATGCTTGCAAAACAATATGGAAAAGTGTATAATACACCCTACATGGAAGATTGTGTAAAGGAATACTTCCTGGGATTTACGTGGGATCAGATCAACAAACCCTTCGAAAAGGCATTGATCGTAAATGATTTCCGAGATTACTTTGATCGGATTGGGAAATGGAGAAAGCATACCAATCTGCAACTCGATTCCAAAATCAACATTTTATTTGAAAAACTCATAGATGAACCAGAAATCAACTTCAAAAATCGCAAACGCATCATGGATATGGCAAGAGACTGGCATGAAAAGTCCCAAGTATCAACCCTATACAGTGAATGACGTAGAGACTGCTTCTTTTCAAAATAAATTCACAGTTATATCTTGCTTTGCCGGTGGTGGAGGAAGTTCAACTGGTTATAGACTTGCTGGTGGAAAAATTCTATTGATCAATGAGTTTGTCGAAGAAGCAATTGCTTCATACAAAGCAAACTATCCCAACACTCCCGTGTTGGTTGATGATATCAAAAAATACACTGGTGCTGACTTCCTCAAGATGGCAAAAATTAAAAAGGGAGAACTCGACATTCTCGATGGGTCTCCTCCATGTAGTGCATTTTCTGTAGCAGGTAAACGAGAGAAAGGATGGGAAGGATATGAAGAAGATACGCGAAATGCTTACTTTGGTGAAGATGGCGATGTTGTTCATGTGGGTGAACTTAAAGTTAAGACAGGAATCAAGAACTACTCAGATGGCAAGACTGTTGAAGCGATAGAAGACCTCTTTCTGGAATTCGTGCGCATTGCCAAAGACATTCAACCCAAAGTGATTGTGGCAGAAAACGTCAAGGGTATTACATTCGGTGCTGCCAAGAAGAAACTCCATGAATTCATTCGAGCATTTGAGAATATTGGATATCAGGTTACCTATAGAGTATTAAATGCCGCAGACTATGGAGTACCACAGGCACGCGAACGCACAATCTTTATCTGTGTTAGAAATGATGTGGCAGATGCCATTGGATTGAACTTTCTTAATCTATCAAACATCTTTCCAAATGCAACGACCAAGCATATCTCAATGGAAAGTGCGATTGAAAACATAGAGAATGATCCCGCGGAAGTCAAGGAACTGCGAGACTTCTATGAGGACTCTTTTCAAAAGAAGTTCATGGACCCAATTCCATTTCGTCCAGATCGACATACTAAACCTTCTGATAAGCAGTTTCGTGATTGGAATCCCAAGGCAAGTTGCTTCAATATGATACGTCCTTGCCCAACACTTCCTTCACCGACTCTCACTCAGCAAGGACAAAAACGTGGACTGTCTGGTGTGTTTCACTATGCAGAGAATCGTAAACTCACAATCAAGGAATTGAAACGTCTTATGTCTCTTCCAGAAGATTATGAGTTGACTGGAACATTCGATCAACGTGCGGAAAGAATTGGACGCATGGTTGCACCAAAGATGATGGCAGCAGTAGCAGATTCGATTTATACAAAGGTATTAGAACCATATGACAAAGCAAGCAGAAAAACTTCCTGATTTTACATTTGCACATCGCGAAGAAGGATTTGACAATCACATTGAAAAGTCCATTCGTGGTTATACTCAGTTACATGATGACATTGTAAATCTTTCGCGATATTTTGTAGAAGATGGAACTAATGTTGTGGATATCGGGGCATCCACTGGTAAGACGATTGAAGCAATGGCAAAACAAAATTTTGACTTTGCTCCTATGGCAAGATATATTGCAGTTGAAAATGCCACAGGATTTCAAAATGAATTGGCAAAGAGAATGGATAAACTGAATAAAGAATATCTAGGTACATACAATCATGCAAGCATGGATATTCGCGATTACATTTTTGATAACTGTTCCTATGTGACTTCTCTATTCACTTTGCAATTCATGCCAGTAAAAGATCGTAAAGCAGTAATTGAAGACATTTATCGTGGATTGAATCCGGGTGGAGCATTTGTATTTGCCGAAAAGACTGTTGCAGAGAATGCACGTATTCAGGAAATGATGACATTCACATATTATGACTATAAGAGAAAATCATTTACCGAAAAAGACATTATGGACAAAGAAGTAACTTTGCGCAATATGCTCAAACCAAATACTTGGAAAGAGATTGAGGAAATGATATATGCCGCTGGATTCTCTTCTGTTCAACCATTCTGGCAGAATTTCTTATTTGTTGGTGCAATCGCAATTAAGTAATGGTTGTAGCAGCACTGCCCATATCCTTTCCTAGGATGAATATTTCTTTCCTGACATGAAATCTCAATAAAATCAATGGGTTAGTCACGAGGTATGCAAAAACCGCATATCAGGTATGCATTTTATGCCCTTGCGGATGGGTCGATAACCATCTAATATGAGAAACATTTTTTAAAACAAGGAAAAACTATGACCACAATGACCCGCGCAGACGAGAAAATTTTTCAAGTTAAATCCCAACTTGCAAAACTTCTCGCAACGGAAAACATCTCTATCCGTCACGACGCCAACATGACCACGGCTGCGTTCGATACGGCCAATCGCGTTCTCTTTCTGCCTGTGTGGCAGAACATTTCCAACGACCTCTATGACATGCTCGTGGTTCACGAGGTCGGGCATGCTCTCTATACTCCTCCCACATCTTGGATGGATGCAATCAAGACAATTGCCAAGCGATCGCATGGTGGCAAGGGCAACTCGATTGCAGAAGGCAATATCAAACTCTTCCTGAACGTTGTGGAAGATGCACGTATCGACAAGTTGCAAAAACGTCGGTATCCGGGTTCCAAGAAGAATTACCTTGCTGGTTACAAGGAACTCTTCGATCGGGACTTCTTTGGTATTAAGAACAAGGACGTCAATTCTTTGATGTTCATTGACCGCGCAAACGTTTATTTCAAGGGCGGTCTGCAATCTCTCAACATTCAATTTTCTCCCGAAGAGAAGGCATTTATTTCTCGCATGGAGAAGTTGGAAACCTTCGAAGAGGTTATTGAACTTACGGAAGAACTCTATAACTACGCAAAGAAGGAAGTTCCTTCTACTGTACGTGGTTCGTTCACTTTGGAACTTGAAGAGGACGAAGACGGAGAATACGGTGAAATCGAAGATGGTTCTACGGAAAGTGTAGACGAGGACATTGACGAGGATACTGTTTCCAAGTTAAAGGTCAAGAGCAAGTCTGAGAAGGGCGACAAAAAGGAATCCCAAGACAAGAATGCTGGTTCAGATGATTCTGATGAGGAAAAGTCTGACTCTGAAAGTGAAAACACATCTTCTAACGAAGGTGCAAAGGACTCTGCTGGTAGTGGTGAAGTTACAGAATTCCCCACATCTATCACGGAAAAAGCAGCACAGCAACAGGCAAAAACTCTTGTTGGTAACTCAAATGTAAACTTTCTGTATCTGAAACTTCCTCAGTTTGATCTCAAGAAAATTTTGGATGACTACTCTGTGGTTGTTCCTGAACTTGAGAGTGGTCTGAGGAAACGTGCAGAGGATTACGGTCACAAGTACGAGGACTATGTCAAGGACTTGAATGAGTGGAAGACTCGTGAAAAGGACGTTATCAATTATATGGTCAAAGAATTTGAGATGCGAAAGTCTGCGGATATGTATTCCAGAACTTCCATCGCAAAGACTGGTGTGATTGACACAAACAAGTTGCACTCATACAAGTATAATGATGACGTTTTCAAGCGGTTGACTGTAGTGCCACAGGGTAAGAACCATGGGTTCGTGATGATTGTTGACTGGTCGTCTTCCATGTACTGTCAGTTGGAAGCAACGATCAAGCAATTGATCTCTCTGGTTCTGTTCTGTAAGAAAGTTCAAATTCCGTTTGAGGTTCTTTTGTTCCGTTCAATCGCGGATGCTGATGGATATTCGAAGATCAGACCTTATGTGTATGATCATCAAAAGCAGTTTTCTGATGAAGACGGAACTCTGCGCCTCGAAGGTTTTAAGTTGCGCAATGTTCTTTCTTCGCGTATGAACACTGCAATGCTTAATCGTGCAATCCATGCACTTTGGGTGACCACGAAACTTTCATCGCGCACTGATCCTCTTAGTTCAACACCTCTCAATCAGGCAATTGTTGTTCTTCCGGATATCGTCAATGACTTCCGTAGAAAAAATAAGTGTCAGGTTGTCAGCACGGTTGTTCTTACAGATGGTAGTTCCGATCCAGTTGCTGGTTGGAATTTCTCTCAGAAATCTCCCGCAAGAAGTGGTGGAACCAAGGTTATTCTGACTGATGAAAAGACGCAGAAGACCTATGTACTCAATGGTGATGCATACTCGTGGGGATATGACGCAACGAAGGCATTTCTTGACATGCTCAAGGAACGCACTGGTTGTAAACTTGTCGGATTCTTCATGCAGAGCAGCAATCTAAGTATGGTTCCTGGTGCAGATTATTCTGTAACACATTCCCAAAAGAATATGGAACTGTGGAAAAAGAATAACTTCATCTCTGTCAATTGTGCTGGATATGACGAGTATTTCATTGTTGATGCAAATAGCATGAATCGAAATGCTCAAAACAATCAATTGAAAACTACAACTGGAATGTCTGCCAATCGTATTATCAAGGAGTTTATGAAAGTCTCTGGAAAGAAAGTAATAAACAGATCGTTAATTAATCAGTTTATTACCCAAATTGCAGAGGATCGTAAAAGAGCATAATATTTCGGTAAGTTCGTGGAAAAAGCAAAAATTTTCCACGAACTTCCATTGACTTCCCTAACCCATTCTGATATAATGATATCTTCAAATCGAAAAAGGAACTGTGACCAACATGACCAAGTCTTCTGAAAAGCGCAATCGTTTCCTCGCGGCCGTTGCTGATCTCTACGGTGACCGCAAGACGATTACTCGTCAGGAAATCATCGAAGTATGTACTAAGTACGATCTTTCTCGCCCTGTGTGGTTGACCAAGGACCCTGCGTATCGTGCGGGTCGTGGCGAATACAATCTTCCTTCCGCAACGGGTTCTGTTCCTGTTGCTGCAAAGTCCAAGAAGGCCAAGAATTCTGTCGTTCAACCGATAGTGCCAATTTCCAACTCAATTGTCAATATGGCACCGACTTCCGAGGCAACTGTTCTTGCTATGCCTGGGGTTGAGAGTAAGCATTCTGAATCCTACGTTCCCGATAAGGTTCAGGGATATGTTCCCTTTGGACATTTCAACGATGTTCGTAAGATCATCGATTCCAAGAAGTTCTATCCCATGTACATCACTGGTCTGTCTGGTAACGGTAAGACCATGATGATTGAACAGGCCTGTGCCCAGTCCAAACGTGAATGCATTCGTGTGAACGTCACCATCGAAACTGATGAAGACGACCTCATCGGTGGTTTTCGTCTTGTCAACGGTCATACTGTTTGGCAGAACGGTCCTGTCGTTGTCGCGATGGAACGTGGTGCAATTCTTCTTCTGGACGAAGTTGACCTTGGTTCAAACAAGTTGATGTGTCTCCAACCGATCCTCGAAGGACATTCTGTTCTTCTTAAGAAGATCAATGGTCTGGTTCATCCCAAGGAAGGTTTCAATATCATTGCAACTGCCAACACCAAGGGTAGGGGTTCTGACGATGGTAAGTTCGTCGGTACCAACGTGATGAACGAAGCATTTCTGGAACGTTTCTCGATCACTCTTGAACAGGATTATCCTGCTCTTAAGACGGAAGCAAAGATTCTCAAGAATGTTCTTGCCAAGTCTAACATTGAGGACTCCGACTTTGTTGAAAAGTTGGTGAAGTGGGGTGAAGGTATTCGTAAGACCTATGCTGACGGTGCTGTTTCGGACATTATCTCCACGCGTCGTCTGGTTCACATCTGCGAAGCATTTGCAATCTTCAATGATCGTGAAAAGGCAATCGAACTCTGTCTGAATCGTTTCGACTCGGACACCAAGAATGCCTTCATGGACCTCTATAAGAAGTTGGATGAAAATCTGACTCCGAAGGAAGCAGCACCCGAAGCAGCAAGCACGGAGGCCTCCGCAACGGAGTATCCCTTTTGATTCCTTCGATCATGCCTATAATGTCTACCATCAAAAGATGGAAAACTATAGGAAGGGAAATTCAACTGCCACAGAAATGAACACCCTTATCAAGGAATGGCAGGAAATTTGTAAGGTATTTAATAAACCTTACAAATATATCTAAAGAGATTTGATGGGAGGACTTTGAATCCTCTTTATCAAAAAGTTGACGGCGGCTGTTTGGTCACCGGCTGCCGTCAACTATTAACATATCCAGGTGACCAATTTTAAGGAGAACTGAATGAGTCAACTAACCCGAGTCGCAAAGCATCTACGTCGTAACACTGCTGTTCCTGGTATCACACCTGGTCGTTTGGCATTTCTTGCTGGAATTCCTAAGGACGCAGTTTATCGTAGAGTATCTGATCTTCGTATCCTCGAAGGTAAGGAAATTTACAGCAACTACCGCACTGTAAATGGTAAGCGTAAGATGTTTTATCGTATCGCTTCGTAAATTTGCGACAACTTGTTCTTAAACAGGGGACGTCCGAAAGGGCGTCCCTTTTTTTTTATTTGACATTCACCGTTACCTGTTCTAGAATGTTGACTATATATCATATCCACTATAGATTATGGAGTGATATATGCAACTTACCATTCGTGCCGAAGACCTAAGAAAAACAAAATTGTTCGTTGGAACACCACAGTATGGTGGAATGAATGCAGGATTGTATATGAAGTCTTGCCTTGATCTTCAAGGACTTTGTATGCAACATGGAATTGAATGTAAATTTTCGATGTTGTTTAATGAGAGTTTGATTACTCGCGCAAGAAACTATTTGGTAGATGAATTCCTTAGAAGTGATTGCACCCATCTTCTCTTTATTGACTCAGACATTCATTACAATCCTCAGGATGTTCTGGCACTCATTGCTCTTGACAAGGATGTTATTGGTGCACCATATCCCAAGAAGTCAATCAACTGGACTGCTGTTTGGAAGACCATGATGAAACTCATGAAGGACCCAAACTTCGATCCAAACAAATTCAATCCAGGAGAACTTGAAAGTGTGACTGGTGATTATGTTTTCAATCCTGTTCCAGGCACACAGCAATTCAACGTCAATGAACCTTTAGAAGTTATGGAAATTGGCACAGGGTTCATGATGGTAAAGAGAGCAGTCTTTGAAAAGTTCAAAGAAGAATATCCCCACCTTAGTTACAAACCAGATCATGTAGGACAACCAAACTTTGACGGATCGCGATACATTCACGCTTATTTTGATACTGTTATTGATCCTAATTCTCATAGGTATTTGAGTGAGGATTATATGTTCTGCCAGTATTGGAGAGCAATTGGTGGTAGAGTATGGTTGTGCCCATGGATGAAGACACAGCACATTGGTACATATGCGTTCACGGGCGATCTACCCAAGATTGCTCAGTACACTGGAACTCTATGAAAATTAATTATGTCAAGGATAATTCATTAGAAATTTGGTGGTGTAATTCCCATCAAAGATTTGCGAATTATATTCGAACACGAGAACAAGATGAAAAGATAATTGATCGAATTCATCATTGTGATCCAAAACTTGGTGGTATTTTGCTTCCGTGTAATTGTGTAAACATTACTAACATATTAGAAATTACAGAGAATTGATAATGTTTCAAAATTGGACAAAACGCATACAGGAAATGACAAAAACCTGTCAAAGAGAGGATTGTTCTATTATAAGTCATGGGTCTATCACAACTCTCATTGCTTGGACTCCTTCTTACGATAAGAATGGTAATCTACAAGGAGAAGACCCAAATGATGTTATCTCCAGATATGAATGTCGAACTTGTGGTAAACAATGGCAGATTGCTTCTGGCGGAGGAAGAACACAAGATCACATCACACTCATAAAAACTTGAAGGAAAATCAATGGATATTTTTGTCTATGCATTTTTTGCATTTTGGGGAGCAGTCGCGGGACTGCTCTCTTTCATATTAATAGTATGGTTACTAGCAGCTTTGTTACTTCCTAAACGTAGAGGATCGTGAAATGAGTATCATAGGATTAGTGGGTTTTGCTGGCAGTGGTAAAGGAACTGTTGCCGACATTCTTGTAGAGAAGCATGGATATACAAAGTTATCCTTTGCTGATTCGGTCAAGGATGCTTGCTCCGTCATCTTCGGTTGGGAACGTCCTTTGCTAGAAGGTGATACAGACGAAAGTAGAGAGTTTCGTGAAAAAGTTGATTCTTTCTGGAGTGCCAGATTGGGGTATGATTTAACTCCTCGTCTTGCATTGCAGAAGATGGGCACAGAAGCAGGACGAGACGTGTTTGGTAAAGACCTCTGGATCATCTCTGTGGAAAAGAAGATATTGGAATACGATAGGGTGGTCCTTGCAGATACAAGGTTTCCGAATGAGATTGCGTTTATTCGTAAACTCTATGGTCATGTTATTCGAGTCGTGCGTGGTCCTGAACCTTCATTCTATGAAGACCTTATGGATTATCAAAACAAAACTGATAACTGTTGGTATACAAGACCTTCGGAAGAAGAAATGATGAAATTGAATCATCCCAAAATTCATTATTCCGAATGGGCATGGATTGGGACTCATTTTGATTATCTTTTGAATAATGATGGTTCCTTACATGAACTTGAGGCAAACATCAACTACGCCTTGACTTTGCTTGCAGGTCCATGTAAAATAGCAGTCTGATTAAATTATGGAGAAATTATAAATGAAACTAAGTGAAGAAGCATTGGCCGTACTCAAGAACTTTTCCTCAGTGAACTCTGGAGTTGTTCTTCGTCCAGGAAAAAAGCAGAAGACCATTTCCACAGAGAAGTCTATTCTTGTGGAAGCAGAGTTGGAAGACATTACAGATCATGAGTTTGGTATTTACGATCTCAACCAGTTTCTAGGAAACGTCACAACTCTCAAGAATCCAGACCTGACGTTTGGTGAAAAGACTGTTGTGATGAAGGACGAAGACGGAACAACGATTACCTATTATTCTTGTTCTCCAGAACTTGTCATTACTCCTCCCGAGAAGGAATTGGTTCTGAATAGTCCAGAAGTATCATTTGATATGCCAAACGCAACTCTTGTAAAGTTGCTGCGTCTTGGTACCATGAACTCTCTTCCCAATCTGTCCATCGTAGGTAAGGATGGAGAACTCAATGCCATCGTTCACGAAAAGAACAGTGACACATCCAACATGGTATCTTCAAACATTGGTACCTGGGATAAGGAAGAGTTTACTGCCACATTCAAAACTGAAAATCTCAAGATGATACCCGATGACTACAAGGTAGAAATCAAGTTGGGTGGGTTTTCAAAGTTTACAAGTCTAACCAAGAAACTTGTTTACTTCATTGCTCTAGAAGTGAAATGATTTGGTTTTGGTGGTGGTTTTGGTATATATTTTTTATAGGTGAAGAAAAGATGGCGACAGTAGGACACAACTCTAAGAATTTTGTAAGTGTAAATTCTCTTTCAAAAGCAGACAAGCAACGTCTCAAGAAGGTCATTCAGGACCTCAATGATTCCTTGACTCGTGTTGCTGCGGAAAAGGATTATCAGAAGGAAGCAATTGGTGCTATTTCCGAAGATTTGGGACTGAATAAAAAACTTGTCAAACGCATGGCAACCGTGTATTATAAGAGCAACTTCAAAGATGAAATTGAAACTCAGAAGGAGTTCGAGGAATTCTATGATATGGTCATCAATGAAAAGGAAGAAGCATGATTGAACCCTATATCATGATTATAATGATGG